CGGCACTTGAGCAACCATCGGGAGATTGTGATGCGTTCATTTTTGGATAAGGCTATTCTTGCTTGCCTCAACGACGAGGCAGACTCGGCAGCCGAACTTTTCAGCCAGTTCATTATTGCGAAGTCTCAGGCGATCCACGAGAGCCTGCGTCAGGGTGATGATCCGGTTCTCGTTGAAGGCATCGAAGACGATGTCATCTCCGAGCAGTATTTCACGGACGAAGATTTCGCCAAGGACGACGAGACCACCGACGACGCTTCGGCCGACATCGCTGATGATCTCGGCGTAGACGCGGATGCGGACGCTGACGCCTCTGCTGACGTCGACACCGACGTTGATGCAGACACCGACGTCGACACCGACGTTGATGCGAGCGCCGACGCTCCTGCTGACGTTGACGACCGTCTCGACGCTATCGAAGCCGAACTCGACACCTTTGCTGCCGACTTCGAGAAGCTGATGGCTGAACTCGAAGGCGAGAGCGACGACGTCGACACCGACATCGACGGTGAACTTGGCGCAGACGAGAAGGTCTCGACCGACGTTGACGGCGGCGCAGACGCTCCGGCCGAAGACGAGATGATCGAGAGCGACATGTCGGTCGAAGACGATTTCGATGACATCAACGAGTCGATCCTCGACGAGCTTGAGAAGATCACCGTTCCGAACACCGACGGTCGCGAGCAGGGCAACAAGTCCTTCAAGCAGAACGGCACCATGATCCCCATGGACACCGTTCGCGACAAGGATGCCACGCCGATCACCCCCAAGGGTGACAAGCATGTCGGCTTCGACCTTGAGACCGCTCCCAAGAGCGATCGTCTCAAGAAGGCGAAGAACACCCTCGACAAGTCCACGGAAGACCTCGCCAAGGTGACGTCTCCCAAGGGCCTGAAGTAATCACGGAGGGTCCGAACTCATGATCCTCAAGGAATGGTCGTCCTTCGGTGAAGCCAAGGTTAGTCTCCTCGAAGAGGATGGCAGCCATGGCTCGAAGGACCTGTATCTCAACGGTATCTTCATTCAGGGCGGAGTTCGGAACCACAACGAGCGCGTCTACCCTGTCCGGGAGATCGAGAAAGCCGTCGAAGACGTCAACAAGCGTATCTCGGCAGGTAGAAGCGTTTTGGGTGAGTGCGATCACCCCGATAATCTGACGATCAACCTGAACAACGTCAGCCACATGATCACCAAGATGTGGATGAAGGACAACTACGGCATGGGCAAGCTCAAGCTGCTGCCCACGCCGATCGGTAACACCATCCGCTGCATGATCGAGGCAGGCGTCCAGTTGGGCGTCTCGTCTCGTGGTACCGGCAATGTCGGTCATGACGGTCAGGTAAGCGATTTCGAGATCGTCACTGTCGACATCGTCGCCAATCCTAGTGCGCCTGAAGCATTCCCCAAGCCGGTCTACGAGGCCTTCATGGGGAAGAACGGGGCCATCCTTGAGGATGTTGCCCGCGCAGTCGCACACGATCCCAAGGCGCAGAAGCACCTCAGTGCGCTCGTCATGATGTGGATCAAGAACGAACTACAGTAAAGCCGGGAGTACATTTGATGAAAAACGATCTTACCGAAATCCTTGGCGATGCTCTTCCTCAGGAACTGGTCGCTTCCCTTCAGGAAGCATTCGACCAGAAGGTTGCTGATGCTCGTGACGAAATTGAACTGGAGGTCCGCGAGGACTTTGCACGCCGTTACGAAGTTGACCGCACCAAGCTGATCGAAGCCATCGACGCCATGGTCACTGACGCCGTTACCACTCTGGAGACAGAGCGCGGCGAAGAAACGAAGAAGCTCGCTGAGGCTCGTGTGAAGTATCACACGTCCATGGTCGAAGGCCGCAAGGCTCAGGTCAAGCACCTCGCCGAGAGCATCGATCGCGCAAAGGGCATCATCGCCGAACAGCTTACCAAGGAGATCGTCTCCCTGCGTGAGCAGAAGGCCGCTGCCATCCGCGAGGCGATGAAGCTCGCTGAAGAACTCAAGGATGCGAAGCGCGAAATCGCCGAGCAGCATGTCAAGCACGTCAAGAAGATTGACGAGTTCGTCACCCGTCAGGTCCGCAAGGAACTGGTCGAGTTCGCTGAAGACAAGAAGGCGCTGGTCGAAAGCCGCGTCAAGCTCGTCGCTGAAAGCCGTTCGAAGCTCAAGGCTACGCAGACCAAGTTCATCGCGGAAGCGGCGAAGAAGGTCGATGCCATGATCAACGACAGGCTGACCGTTGAGCTTACTCAGCTTCACGAAGACCTTGAGCGCAATCGTCAGAACATGTTCGGTCGCCGCATCTTTGAAGCGGTCGCTGCCGAGTTCATGACGTCTTACCTCGCCGAAGGTACCGAGGTGCGCAAGCTCCAGAAGGTGCTGGAAGGCAAGGAAGCCGAGATCGCCGAAAAGGCTGCTCTGGCCGAAGCTGCACAGACCCGCATCGACGAGGCTGTCGCCGCCAAGGATGCCGCAGACCGCAAGGCCACCCTCGCTCTTGAAGGTGCCGAGCGCTCGAAGCTGATGAGCGAACTGCTTGGTCCCCTGAAGGGCGACAAGCGCTCCGTCATGGAGAACCTGCTGGAGACGACCAAGACGTCGGCTCTGCGCAGGGACTTCGACAAGTACCTTCCGATGGTCCTCAACGAGGGTCGCGGTAAGGCCGCTACCGAGACCGCTGTTCTCAGCGAAACTCGCGTGGCTCCGCCCGTGAAGACGCGCCCGGCTTCGGGAGATGCGCTCCGCAACAATCGTCTGCTCGAATCGCAGGCCTCTGAAACACAAGAATCGCCGGAAATCGCGCATATCGTGCGTCTCTCGGGTCTCGGTACTAAATAATATCGAAGATTTGATTCTTGCCCATTTGAACAAAGTCTTATTTTAGGGAGTTAAGTAAATGTCAAAGCTTTTTGAGAGCCAGTGGAAGCAGACCAAGGCTGCCCTGCTGGAGGGTAACGATCTTACCCACAACATGGACGGTTCTATCAACCGCACCAAGAAGGACACCATGGCGGTGATCCTTGAGAACACCCGTCGTTCGCTGATGGAGACCGCGACTGTTGGTGCAACCAACTCGACGATGGTCGCTCAGCTTAACAAGGTTGTTCTGCCTGTCATCCGTCGCGTCATGCCCACGGTCATCGCGAACGAGATCATCGGCGTTCAGCCGCTGACGGGTCCCTACGGCCAGATTCACACTCTGCGCGTCCGTTATGCCGACAGCGTTCCGACCTCGGGCGCAGGCATGGTCACGGCTGGTGACGAGGCGTTCGCGCCTTCGAAGATCGCTTCGTTCTACTCGGGTAACGAGAACATCTCGGCTCCGGGCGCTGCTGCGACCACCGCGCTGGAAGGCAAGCCGGGTAACCGTCTGTCGGTCGGCATCACCCGCCACCTCGTCGAAGTGCAGTCCCGCAAGCTGAGCGCTAGCTGGACCTTCGAATCGCTTCAGGACGCTTCGTCGCAGCACGGCATCGACCTCGAAGAGGAAATCATGGCCGCTCTCGCGCAGGAAATCACTGCTGAGATCGATCAGGAAATCCTGTTCTCGCTGCGTCGTCTGGGTGGTAGCCCGACCTCGATCTTCAACCAGCAGAACGTGACCGGCACCCCGACCTTCGTCGGCGACGCCCACGCCGCTCTGGCTCTGATGATCAACGACAAGGCCAACATCATCGCTTCGCGCACCCGCCGTGGCGTTGGTAACTGGGTTGTCGTTTCGCCGACCGCTCTGACCATCCTTCAGTCCGCTTCGACCTCGGCTTTCGCTCGTACGACCGAAGGCAAGTTCGACGCTCCGACCAACACCAAGTTCGTCGGCATGCTGAACAACCAGATGCGCGTCTACGTTGACAACTACGCCTCGAACTCCACTCCGGTGCTCGTTGGCTACAAGGGTTCGGAAACCGACGCCGCTGCGTTCTACTGCCCTTACGTGCCGCTGACCTCGGTTGGTACGCTGATCAATCCGGCCACGATGGAACCGGTCACCTCGTTCATGACGCGCTACGCGTACAAGGAACTGACCGACACCACCGAGACCCTCGGCAACGCCGCGGACTACATCGGTCTGGTCGGCATCGACACCGCTGCTCTGACCTTCTATTGATCTTGTATCAGTAGTCAGACCTCGGTCAAGACAAG